CAACGAAGTCACAAGGCTCAAAGCACTTGTGAGTGTCAAGGCCGCAAGCGGTGTTGACTATACCGAAAGCCCAGCATGGGTCTTTCGTTGTACGACACTCTGCCAAACAAGAGTGTTAGGATACCTCCCCGAGTGCATTGCGGAGGTAAAGAGAAAGAGTTTTCGAGACTCTATCTCTCGTCCACTGGAAGAACCTCCAGTGGCTAACATCCGACTCATATATCGTGGAGTCATGGATGAACTCTCTCGGTCATTAATACCAAGGGATTTCATGGCTACGGATCTTTGGCGTAACCATGACCGCAGTCGACGCTTCCGTGAAGCGATGTCTGCTATCGAGCTCCCATTAAAGGGCTCGGCCTCGACCGATCATTTCGTTCGAGAAGGCGGGAAAATTGAAGATGCCCGTCTAATTATCAATAAAGCCATTGATAATCAATGGGAGATCCCCGTACGGGATCTCTCAGACCATGAGGTTTTAGAAACCTTCAAGGTGTCGGTCGGTGATATATCAACGCCAACCGAATATACGAGGCCCTTATTTTGGCTATCGTATACAATAATCCTTAATCATTTTGTCGATAAAGGATTCTTCCCCCAGCAGCTTTATTATCCGCTGAGGGATAGGGGCAGGCTCTTTAAGCCTGACCCTATGTTGGCTAGCATCGTTCATGTTAGCGAACCCGGTAAGGAAAGGAATTTAACCAAGTCCACCGGCTATTTGACCTGGTTCTTAACGCCAGCGTCAAAAATAACACAGGATACACTCGCTGTGTTACCAGAGCATGTAGCAGGATTAACCGCTGCATCTCATGAATGGAGGCACCAAAAGAGGGTCTCCAGTCTCTCAGATGAAGCACACTTCATCTATGACATTGCGAATGGATTAACCAAGCGCAATATTGTCCACTCCTTTAAGGATTGGACGGAATCTACCGATTATATCGGTAAGTTCGTCGGTTGGGCCCACCTGAAGGCCCTACTCGAATATATAGGCTTCCCTGAAGCCTATAAAACCTTGATTGCAACTGCAATCATGGAACCGCAACCTGTCAAGGAGGTTGTGGCAATGCGAAACTTCTCTGATGAGGAGCTCGTAGCAGATCCCATCGAATGGCATGGTGAGATCTCTGAGGGTTTCATGATGGGAAACCCTATGACGAAGACAATTCTTCATCTAATCCACGTTTCGGAAAGGAACGTGGTTCGGTCCCTGCTGGCACGCGTTGGTGCCCAGGAGCAGCCCCGAGGACCTTATAGGGGTCTCGGAGATTCGGTCCGTTTGGACCGACGTGAGGTGACAAGTTTTGAGTCACCCCAAGCACTATGGTCTTAGACCAATATGCATTTCCCTTAACATTGCGGTTATAGGGTCGTGATTGGCGAAGTCGCACTTAC